CTTGGCACTTTTCGTTCCTTTGCATTTCCACCGCTTGCGGCTCAGTCTTAACGGACTGTTAGGATCTTTAGCAGCCTTAGAATGCTTCTTCATCTGGCCTGCTGATCTAGCGCAATAGGCGTCACCTTTAGATGTTCCGGGTTTGACACGAGCGCCACCGCCTTTGGCTTTACCCGCTTGTCCGTAACTTACCTTCTTACCGGAGGCTGTTACCTTGACCCGTGCTTTACCTTTGGCTGGCTTCATTTCTTCTTCTTCCTGTTCACAACAGGCTTGCCAGTGCGTTTAGCTGCTGCCGCTGCTTTTTTGCGGCCTGCTGGCGTGTAGGCATATGTTTTTTTACCGACTTTAGGCATATCGTACCTCCAAATGGTTAGGGCGACCCGAAAGCCGCCCCTCCCTTTTAGCAGATTTACGGAGTTTGGCCAAACAGCAAGATACCAGTCATTTCTGGTTGCTTGTTTACCACGCCGTACAGACAATCGAGACGATACTTTGTCAGCATCGTGTTGATGTCGTACTGCTTCTGCATAACGACCTCAATGCCATTGTCTGTTGTGCCGCGAAGAACTTCCGCACCAGCAGCTTCAGGAACAGCATAGCGGCCAGGAAGCAATTCAATAGCGTCCTTGTGCCAGAAGCAGTTCACGTTCGCTGCATCATAGTTGATGAAGGTAATTGCAGAGTTAGAAGCAGCCGTGACGACTTCACAGTTCTTGTAAGAAGCTGATGCGTCGTCTGGTGTGCCATCTTGGTTAGAGATGATTGGCGGCGAAATAACCATGCTTGATGGGTCAACAACAGAGATAACGCGGAAAGTTTTCAACTGGCCCGTGTCAGCTTTGGTGATGTGGTGGACAGCATTGACACCAGTGATGGTAAAGCAGTCACCCGCAGCCACGTTAGTCGTCGAAGACACAGTAACAGTCTGATAGCGGTTATCATAGTTATTGACTTCACCAGTCGCCGCAGTCGATGTTGCTTTCGGTGTGTGGTGCTGACCATTAGTTGTTGTTGTGTTAATGGTGATTGAACCACCACCACCAGCCGGATTGATCCGGTTAGCATAGTCCAGCTTCATTGTGGTGAAACCAGCCACGTCACCTACCAGCGAACGCTCATATGCGCTGACAGATTTCTGTCCTGCAAACGAACGTGGCGCAACTGACAGATTAGATGCCATGCCGTTATAGTCACGGCTAGACAGGGCCAGATGACGATCATTCATCGGGATACCAATCTCGTTGAACACTGCGTCAATCTCGGCAACATCGTCATAACCGGATGCAGCACCCGTGCGGGTAACAACAACAGTACCTTGAGCAGATGCAACATTGGTTACTGATACGTTAACGTCAGATGCCAGCTTCTGATATGCAGCGTCACCAAGGCGATTTTCCTGCAGTGCGTCACGCAGTTCCGTTGCGCTCATTTTCCACGGCACGGCTTTCGAGAAACCGATAGTGGCAGGCACGGAGAGCTGTGTGTAGTCGCCAAAGTTTGCTGTCATATCCGTACCCGAATATGAGCGAGCAATGTAAGGCTGTGGACGCCAGATGGTGTTGTTTGTACGTTCCATCATGGCCTGGTCTGTGCCGTAAATGCTCACAGCATTGGAAAGCATGAGTGCATCATTGAAACCTTCAAGAATGCTTTCGAACGCTACTCGTTCTTCTTTGTTAAAATCGTTAGCCATATTTCTATCCTATCATTTGTTTTTGAGCTGCCGCTTGTAAGCCATGACTTTTGAGAAATCGCCAGTTTTGGCAGCTTCGTTTCTAAGTTCGTTTAACCGTGCATCAGAACCTGAAGCAGAGGCGCTACCGCTTATCTTCTTCTCTGGTGCTGCTGCTGGTTTTCTAGATGTGACTTTCAACTGCGTCTCCATGCGCGCGACCGCAAATGCAAATTTTACCGGATCGGTTATTTGAGATAGTTCATCAAGTTTTCTGGGGTTTTTGCCCAGTGCGTAGACCAGTAGTGCCGGATTTTCCGCTCCACTGACAATCATACCTTGCTGTGTCGTATTAAAAGCGTCCTGAACAAGCTCTTCGGTTTCTGCATAGTCTTTGACTTTCAGATTCCCTTTAGCTTCCTCATAAGACTCCAGTCTGCTCTGCCATTCGTCCTGAATTTGCTTTTCAGCGTTTTCTTTCTGCGACAGCTCGGCATCATGTGACTTTTTACGTTCGTACCAAGACTCAAGACTTTTTTCGAATTTCTCCGTATCATACTCACAAGATTCCAGAGTTGGTTTAGGCCCAAGCTGAGGCTTTTTGGCCTCTTCATACTCCGCCAGTTTCTTCTCTAGTTCCTTTGCTCGCTTTTTTTCCTCACGATGCGCTTTACGCAGGTCGCGGACCCATTCCGGAGCTTCTTCTTTCGATTCTGAGGGCGGTGACTCCTCATCACCAATCGTGACGACCATCTCATCGTTTTCAGCTTCGGTTTGGGCCTCAGTCTCTACGACTTCTTCCTGCACCTCTGCTTCTTCGACAATCTCTTCGACAATCTCGGTGTTTTCTACCAGTTCTTCTACGTCCTGTTCTTCCAGACTCATTTTACTACCTCAATCTCAATGGGATTAGCGGCCCACTGGTTCCCGCATCTCTTTCAAAGCCTTCAGGGCGTCATTACGGTCCTGGCTTTCAATATTTGCCAGCGTTGCGGTGGTCTTAGCCTCCGTTTCCGCTGTTTTAGCAATAACATGGGCTGTTTCAGCCTCTGTCTTGACTGCTTTGGCCTGACTTTCTGCCGCAGCCGCCTGTAAATACATCGCATTCGGGTCAGGCTGCTGATTCTGAGCCTCTGCCTGAAGCATCTCAGCCTCTTTCTGCGTCGGCTCCACCACACCCATGCGTACCAGCTTCATACGGAAATACTTTCTCGTATCTGCCAGCCCTTCACCTTCCATATTCATCAGCGCCATGCTGGTCAAAATGCTTTGCGTCTCAGGATCAGTCGCCAGTTGCAACATTCCCGTAACACTACGCACAATACCCGCCCTCTTACTCGCAGAAGACGGCCCGACATCCACAGCCACGTCAAACTTGGCATTCGACATATCATTCTCATACGCCACAGCCCCCGCATCATCCAGAACGGGCCGTGCCAGCTCAACCTGACCAATCTCTCCATCCATGCTCATGGTCTTCATCTTGCGACCATCCTCAACCAGAACATCTCTGGCCATAGACAACCACACCTCACCCGACCGCTTGATAGCCTTCGCCATGTTGCTCATGTAGATGAAATTCAAATGATCCAGCCGTGTCTGTATCATCTCAATCGCCTTGCCCGACATATGCGTCTGCAGCTCGTCCGCCGCATCCTGCTTGCCCAGCAAATCAATCATGTCCTGCTCGGTCACCTGCAACAGTGCAGCCATAGCAGGCGGTATATCAGGCGCCCTCACATAATCCGCCGGACCCTGCAACGTCTCCGCACCATCCGCATTCATAATCGGATTGATCAGCAAATAGGGATTATTCTTAACATTATCCTCGGCCCACGCCACCTCGTGGCCAGCCACCTGCTCGGGACTAAATATCGGCTTCTGTACCGCACTATACGCACTAATCTCCGCCAGGCGACTAAGCTGCATATTCTTCAGACGCTGCGCATCCTTCACCATCCGGACGTGGCCCATCATCCGCTCGCGATTATCAATATACCAACGCTTCCCATACACAGGAATAATCGGAATCTGATTACCCGCAATGTAGCCAAGATCCTCCAGAACCTCGCTACCATTCATAATATATTTACGAACCTTGCGACGCTTGACACGCTTCTGCCGGACCTCCGTCGCGCCCGTAGCAGCCAGCATTCTCTCTAAATTCTCATCTTCCTCGAAGTCACGTTCCGTGTAACGCTCCTCGGATCCATCCAGCGTCTGGAAAATCCTGACAGTCTCGGACTTCTCCTCAACACGGTAATATTCCGCCACATACACAACATCCGGCGTCTGCCAGTCAAACTCCGTCATCTCGATAGATGTCGGCATACTCGCAGGATCTATTCCGTATTCTTCCTCGTAAGCCTCATACGACATCGCCGTAAGAACATAACAAAATCTAGCATCCGACTTGTCTTGCCGCTTTGCATTGAGGTCGAAAAAAACAAATTTGTCAGCGTCGTAAATTGGCTCAATTCGAATACGCTGCCGCTCATCTTCATCATCCTCCTCGTCCTCATACTCCGTTCTGAGTCGCCATGCTCCAAATCCACCCCCTACAGCCTCCTCAAACGCATTGTCATAAGCCTCGTCCGCACAACTATCCTGCTCGTCCGCACGGTACAAACCATCACAAGTGTCCGCCAGACCCTCGTCACTCGCACCATCCTTGGGCAAAAAATCAACCGTAATACGATTATTACGGTACTCATTAATAATCCGCATCACACCCAGATGAACCTTGTTCACCTCCAGACGCGGCCTATTCTCAAATTGTGACTTAAAATCACCCTCCCATTGCGAACCCGCAATAGAATAAAAACGACGATCAGCCAGACACTGTATCCGCTCGTCCTTCACAGAAACCTGTATATTGTTAAAACTCTTCAACGCCTCACGG